GAAATGTCTGCGGTGATCTTCATCTACAAATGTTACAGCAACTTCGTGATAAATTAGACCGTTCCAGTTTGTAGTTCTTACACTGTTAATTGATGGTTCAAGTGATGCTTGACTAGAATGTACTATAAATTTATCAGTTTCAATGTCTGTCATCAAGTCTTCAAAATCTGCAACACCTTTCTTTTCTCCGTCTGGATCAGCGGTCGTTTGACCGTTATCGTCAACAAAGAAACTTTCATCTTCTGCTACAATGTTTCTATTTTGTATAATTTGTGCAATACTTAGATCGTTTGGTCCAACTTGGTGTACACGAGCATTTAACATATCTGTATAAATGTTATTAATGTCACTTGCTTCAACAACATCACTGCCGTCAGCCGTAACATTAGTACTAGCAAGTCCTTGCCCGTATCCGTTTGTGCCGGCGCCATTGCCGAGGATGAGTTCAATCCTCGATTGTAAGTTGTTAAATCGGGCGGAGTCAATAATAGCCATTTATACGTTCCTTAAATTTTTAATACACATTCTACTAATTTTTCGCCCTCGTCGGAATTGCTTTCTAGTGCAATACCTACTAAATCGCCTATACCGTCTGCGCTGCCTATACCGTCTGCATGTACATTGATGTTATCGCCTTTTTGTACCGGACCAACTATACGTACAGGTACACGACCTTTGAGTGCAAGGGCTTGCCCGTCTGCTTCTGAATTCATTAAGTAAGCTGGTTCTGCGGAAACAACACCTATAACAATTTGTCCTAACTGAGAAGGTTCAGTTTCGTGACCTTCATGTTCACAAACTGACATTATTGTTCCTGTTGGATGCTCTTTGTCTGTTGAATACTTTTCTGCTAAGTCAGCATATCGTGCTTGAGTAGCAGTACCTTGGAACAAGTTTGCTGCTAAGTTACCGGTAGCATCTCGCACTGCAACGCTGTTGTTTGATGCACTAACTGATGCTGTGCGGAAATCTGTTCCTACACGCATAGAAGTTGCTTTAGTTGCTTCGCCAATAAAGCTATATGCATGTATGTCTCTCCAAGCTAAAGAACTTGTACCCATATCAAATGTGTTGTCTGCTGCTGGAACAAATCCTGTTGAACTAAGTGTACCTACATGTGTTAATGTTCCTGCGCCATCTGTTGCTTTGATTTTAATAACACTGCTTGTTCCTGTAATATTTTGAATTACAGCTTCGTCGCCATTTTCAATCTTTAACTGTAAATCTTGGCTATCACCAATCAATACACCTGCATCCGGAAAATCTACTGATGAGCTAAATGTAGGTGCTGCTGTTGTAAGATAGTTACTTGCAGCAATTCCGCCTAATTTGTCAGCGTTCGATGCTGTTCCCCAATACCAAAAATCCTGTCCAGAAACACTACCACTGTTAGTAACGCCAGCATCTGCTGCTCTAGTCCATTTTAGTGTAAGACCTTTCTTGATTCTATCGAAGCCTTCTAGGGGTGTGCTTGCATTTAAATCAAATTCGTCTGGACTAATAACATAAACAATAGTATCTTCAATAGTTGCAGCAATAACAATTTTAGAAGTTCCGCCTGTATCTAGAACTTCTATACTCTGCATTTGGGTTACACCTTCGCCTGCTGTCTGCGGACCAATTAGTACAAAGCCGCTCGAGCCTTTAGCATAAAGTTGTTCGTTTTGTGTGTCCCACCAAAAATCACCTTCTGCTAAACCTGTTGGCTCAGTAGTAGTAACTTCAGCACCACCTGATGTACGCCACTGTGTGCCGTCATAAAATTTCATTTTGCTTGCGCCGCTATCGTACCAAAGCTGTCCGCTTAATGGTCTGCTTGGTTGATTTGCTCCGCTAAAGTTTTCTAAAAGATATAGAAAGTTTTCGTTTTGTATCTCACCGTAACCTGCATAGTTCTTACCAATGAACTTAAGGTCAGTGGTTTGATCTATTGTGCCGTCCTCAACTGTGGTTAGCAGTGTGTTATTATATCTATCAATTTGATATGCCATTTATGTAACCCCTAGTGTTATAGTATTATTTATCATTATTATGTATATGCAGTTGTTGTTACATGATTCCACACTAATCCATTTGACTGGAATGTCATTGTATAACGTAGTGGTAACAGTGTAACGTCACCTGCGATGTTATTAAATGTAAAATCTTGTACAACTGATTCATTTTGTGTACCATTGCTGTCAACAGCAATCCTACTGTAATTAATTGCAGAGTTAATATCTGCAGAGTCTAGTACAGCACTAGCAGATGCATATGATGTTGTATGTATTTTTGCTAGTTTTCCGTTATTTTCTGACGCTGCTGGATACAACGATTCTAAAACTGATGCAACGTTTGTAGTTGGTCCGTCGCCTACACCAACAGCATTTGGAGTTGCAAATCCAGTAATGTCTAAAGAAAACACAATAGTTTCTGTTGCTATTTGATTGTCAACATAATATTTTGTTGCAGCATCTTGATTCGATGCTGGGTTTCCTAACCCTGTAATTCTTCTGCCGTCTTGTATAGCAATGTTGCCGCCAGCTGTAATATCAATGCCGGTTGAAGAATTAATTGTAAGGGCGCCGAGTGCCGTAACACTATTTGTAATAGTACTTCCGTTAATATTAATATCATCAACATCTAAGTTTACTAGAGTACCAATTCTTACTAAGTCGTCAGCATATAAAATATTTGTTAAACTTGTATCTGTAAGTTTGTTAACACCTCCAATTTTGTATGCTTTTGACGAGTCGCTTAAATCAAAGTTAACATTTGACGTCCATGCATCTTGTGCATTGACCCAAGAAAGTATTTTTGTACCAGCATCATTAGTTCCAATGGTAATACCGGCGCCGTCAGCGTTTGCTCCGTCTAGTAATGTACCATCTGATTTTTTAGCAAGTTCTATATTTTTATCTTCAACAGTAAGTGTAGCTACATCAACGTTAGTTGTTGTACCTTCTATAAGAAGATCACCTGTAACTCTTAAATCACCCTCAACATCGAGTGTGTACTCAGGTAATCTGTCAGTTGTAAATATACCAACTCGGCCAGCACTAGCATCAACGTAAATAGCGTCAACAGTAATACTTCCGTACAAAGAGCTCGAAACACGCAAACTAATGTCATCATCGTTTAGCTGGTTTTCAAAATATATTCTCGGTCCGACAACTTTTTGAACATGTGCTTGTGATGCACCAAATGTTATACCACCATTGTTAAGAACTTTAAGTGTACCAACTGTTTCGCCGTTTGCATTTGAAGGCAAAAACGAGTCAGCAGTTCGTACAACCCCTGCACCTGTAACGAGAGCGTTTGCTGATTCAGCAATGCCCCTAAATTTAAAATTGTCTTTATCAATAATGTTGTAGCCAGTAAATATTCTTCCGTCTGGATTAGCATCTGTTACTAAACCTAGAATACGTTGACTGTAGATTGGTGTGAAATCTAAATAACTAATAACCGCAACTAGTGTGTTTGCAACAAACAATTTTACTACTGTACGAGAACGACTTTGTTCGTCTAGGATACTTGCTATCTCATATCCGCTTTTTTGCTGTTGTGAAGTGTATTGCGGACCGACTAAAAATAATTCTTCGCCGTCAAAGGCATACATTTGATTTCTTAAATTATCAATCCAAAGATCGCCTGCAACCATCTGTGGTGCGCTATCTTGTACAAATGGACCGCCGCTGGCTTTCCAAACTGTTCCATCATATACTTTTAAACGTTGATCTGAAGTGTCCCACCATAACTGACCTTGTAAAGGATTACTAGGTGCTGCCGTGTTTGCAAAATTCTCTAAGAGCTTAATGAAATTTTCATTAAAGTATTCGCCATAACCGGAGTAATTTCTACCTACTAGCACTAAGTTTGTAGATGTACTATCTACTTGTCCGTCAACTAGCTCTGTTAATAAATCTCCGTTTGTCCTATTTAATTGATAACTCACATTACTCTCCAGTATAGATAATATAATTTAATGCCAAGTATGGAGGCATAATGTTTAATGCATCTCCTAAAGAGCCTGTAGTTTTAATACCACCGCTCGATGCAAAACCTTGTGTTCCGCCGGCGCCTGGCTCGATAGTTAACGGCACTGCTTCATCGTCGAGCACTGCTCCAGAACCTACTCTTACGCTATAATACTGTGTTCCAGAATCACCTTCTAAATCGTGTTCGTGTTCTGGTAAGTTATTAATATCAAGTTGTTTTGACTCCGAACCTGAGTTGCCACCGATTGCATCTGCGGCAATGTCTGTAACTCTGTTTGCGCTCGGACCGCCTAAGTTGTCTAGTCCTAAAGGTAGTCTACCTTTTAAATCAGGTAACGCAAAACTGTTAACACCCGCATCAGACAATAACGTTGCGTCTTTAAAGTTATATCCGATAGCGTTATACAATGCTGTATAGTCTGAAATTTTAACCTCACTACCGTCACATAGTAGCCACCCTTCAGGTGCCTCTTCGCCACCGAACGGAACAATTACACCTGCAGGAACTAGTGGGATAGTTTTTAAGAAGTTACGTTTTGTAATTCTATATACTCCAGTTGTTCCTGTTGTTTTGTTTAATAGTAGCTCATCTGCATTACCTGCATCGTATGTAACATCTTTATTACTAATAAAGCTATTTGATACTCTTAAATTAAATGTTTTAGTCGAACCGCCAGTTTGTCCGTCAAATTCAAAACTTACGTTGTCAACATCACCAGTCGCTGAAAATGTTGTAGCACTAGCTAGTTTATCTGCACTACCTGCACGTCCTGAAACTGTACCGCTTACATTACCTTGTAAGTTTCCTACAAAATTGTTTGCATAAACTTGATCAAACTTATTATTAGTAGTACCGATATTCCTTGAGGAGTTTGCATCGGGTGCTAAATTAGCAATAGTAGTAGCACCTTCTACATATAAGTTTCCACCTATATGCACATCTCTTGCAATACCTGCGCCGCCTTTAGTTCTAATAGAGCCTGTGCTAATATTGCTTGCTTGTACTGTACTTTCAATTTGTAAGTATCCGCTATCAGGCACGCCTGTTTCAGGATTAACTTTAATATTACCATTTAGATCTAATTTTTCTTCAGG